TTCTTTTTTAACAGGTATATCTTTCCACCACCATTTCCACCACTCACAACACATTTCATAATCACCCTTTTTAAATGATCTAAAGGTTATATTGCTCATAATTTAATTTAATTTAACTTGTTCTGTATTAATATAGTTACAGTTTTTAGCGTTTATTTACTACTAATAGCAACCTCAGAACTTAAAGCAAATAACTCAGCTTTAGCAGTTGAACTATTTTTTAATTTTACTTCAGCGTAATAACCTAACATGCTAGTATTATTTACTATTTTATTTTTTGAAAACATAATAAAATCGTTTTGTTGTAAGTCAGCGTAATATGGTCCATAAGTAGTAGAATCTAAAACTATATAATCACTACCAATTCCTGATATAGTACCTAAAAGTAACGGTTTATCTGTTGAAGAGGTTTGCCCATTAACATTATATGATATATTATCATTTGGTATAAAATAAGCTTGATCACCTATTTGTAAAGATATATTTGCTATTTGTGATGTTAAATTTATTTGCATAATTACGATGCCGCTCCGGGCGTTATAAAGTTATCTAAGTTTAAATATATTGTTTTATCAGCAGATGGAAAATTTGAAATAGCAGGTTTGTCAAAAGTAAATTTTATTTGCGTAGCTGATCCCGTAAAAGTTAATAAAGTTCCAGTTGTAACTGTAGAAGAATTATCCATAGCTATAACACCATCAGGGCTTCCACCACCATCAACATCTTCAGTTACCGTGTTTATATTGTTAGTTGTCGCGTTATTAATACCTACACCGTTTACAGTAACGTGACCGCCACCAGATATACCATATGTATCGGTAATAGTTATATTAGCACTAGTAGCGCCAGATTTAACTGTTTTTGTTAAAGTTTCCATAGTTGCTTTTCCAGGGCCAAATACAATATCACCTCCAATAGCAGAACTAATAGCACTACTACCATGAGCCCTAAAAGTCATAGTTTCACCGTTTTCAAAAGCTGTCGAAGTAGAAAAAGTAATTGTGTTTGTACCGGTATTTATATTAGTAATAGTTGTAGTAGCTGCTGGAGCTGTAGTTCCTTTGTGATATATAAGTTCCATACCAGCAATTAAACCAGTTAAACTATTTACGATTACAGTGTTATTACTAACACCATCACCAGCTGGATTTGTAACTATTACTTCTGTTTCTTCGTAATACCAATCACTATCTAATGGTTGTCTAGTTAATCTTAAACCAAAACCGTTAGCGGCTGTTTTTCTATTATAAACTACATAATTTGTATTTAAAGCTGTTTTGATGCTTGAGTTTGGGGGTGCGGTAAAGGTAATGTTAGGCGCTGGTGGATTTTCTAAATTAGCAGGTGTAGTTGGATCACCATAACTATTAGTATTAGCTGTAGCTAAGTTTAAAGTAACAGTTACATCTCCTTGCTGCTCTATTGTTTTACAAATAACATTATTGCTACTACTACCATAATTAGTGCTAAGAAAAGATGTTCCTGATTCAGGTGTAGCTATTAAAAGAACTTTATAAGTTATAGCGCCAGTTACAGCAGGAAACAAAATAAAACCATTTTCAGCTTCAGACACTAAAAATTTTTTTAAAACATTTTGCGGTGTAAAATCATCTGTAAAAGTTTTACTTATAAAATTATAAAACTTATTTTCACTACTAACAACTTGTAGTATGTACTCAGATTTTATATCTCCAACTATACTATATTGTTTTTTTGTCTTTGATTTAGACATTATACTTTGATCTATATTAAATTGTCTTATTTGTGGCATGGTTACTCTATGTTATCTTGTGCGTTAATTATTTGTTGTACGAAGCCTAAACCTTGAAAGCTAAATTCAGCGGTTGATATAGGAGAGCTAACGTCTCCTTTTATATAGTTAAACCATTTACCTTCTTTTTCTATAAATTCCTTTATATTTCCATTTTGTTTATCTGTGTGTAGCGAACTAACATACCAACCAGGTTTGTTTTGTAAATTATAAGTATCTATATTACTAAGATCGTTAAATGTTTCATACTGTAATATTCTTGATTGACTACCTTCGTAGTTTATAGTATTAAAGCTTTTAACAGTAGATGGTTCTTGGTTTAATACAGTTGTTAAAGAAGATTCTGTAAAAGCACCATAGAAAGTATTTCTATTTACAGAGTAACTATATGTATCATTTTCAGCATCATAAACAGCACCTTCAACATGGTGTAAATATAAATTACCGCTTTTTATAGTATAATAGTTTTTAGACAAGCTTAGTCCTTGTTCAGGTATATAAGATTTAAAACTTACCCAACCCTTAACGCTTTCATCATAAGTTAAAGTTGTAGGTGATAAACTTTGAGGGCTTTCTATAGGGTTTTCTTGCAAATGTCTTGGTGATAAAGATATTTGTTGTTGCATTTTTAAATTATCTACATTACCGCTAACTAAACCAGATTTTACAAAAATAACAAAAGTGTTAATTAATTCATCAGTTTCAATTGTATCTATTGGAAGACTTGTAACAACATCTATTTCACCTATAGTATGTACTTGATTATAAATACCACTACCTGATATTTCACCTGTTCTAAAACCAACATTGTTTGAGTTAAAATAATAGCACTCTATAGTACCACCAGAGATATCATGCTCAAACTGTATTAAAAACTGCTCTCCAGTAGTAACTACTTGTGATATTGTTTGAAAAATTTGCACTCTATCAGCATTATTATTAACGGTAGGTGCGTTTACAAAACCTATTGAAGGGTTGCTTTGATTTGTTATGTTATCAAAAAATATAAAATTATCATCTAAAGGATCAAAACCAGATGTAGACCAAGCGTCTATACTACCACCAGTAAACCAGTTAGTCATATTTGTTAAAGATATATTATCTATTGCGCCAACAAAAGAAAACGCGTTACTTCCTTGAGAATTAAATTGTATTCTTGCTGAACTAAACTCATGTGTAAGGTCAACTCCATAAACAGTAGCAATATAACCAGATATATCTTCGCATACAGCATTAGGTCTTACCTGTGTGTAGTTTACGTAATCAGTGGAACCTATAGCTTTATAAAGAATTTCATAAGGCCCAGTATCATTAAAGTTTGCTCTTATCTTATAATCACCTTCGTCCCATATTTGATTAAAGAAAAATCCAGCAAAAGTACCTAGTCCATGAGTGTTACCCACTGCATCTTTTTTATTAGTAACAGAGCCAAAAAAATTACCTCTAGTAGAAGTTCTAGGATTACGAAGATGATCAACTCCAGGATTTACATTAAAACTTAACTCCCAACCATCATCTGAAGCTATAGGACTACCAGGGCCAGTACTATAAGTTGTAAGATTCGTATTCGGGTGATCTGAAAAATACATTTTCCAATGCGTACCAGCTCCAGCTTGATATTGTACACCAGTATCTCCGTAGCCAGTATGGTATACAGAAGTGTCTATATTTAAACCACCGTAATAGTCTTGAAAACCATTACCTTTTAAGTAATAACATTTTGAAAGCTCTAAAGCGTGAAAAGTACCGTAACCAGCAGGACTTGACTCGTCTGAATACCAAGGATGTGGTAACCAAGCACCTGTGTTACTTTGCTGTGGCGCTGGAACTATATTACTACCAACTAAATCATTCCAATTACCCGAACCCATATTAGTAGCATCTGTATTAGTTGGATTTTGTATTTTTGTAAATTTTATAAGATTTATACCTAACTCAACGTTACTAAAAACAATATTAAGAGCATCCGTATGACCGCCTTTTACCTTATGGCTGTTAGGGTGTAATTGAAATATCGCTCTATACCTTTTATTATTATTAGCCCAATTACCATAAGCTCTGTCACCAAAAAATCTTTCTGTGCCTGTTGCTAAAGTCCAAACATTACCTGACCTAGTAGAATCTAACACGTTAGGTTTATAATATTCTAAACCTATACTTCTTCTAAATATTGTATCGCTTGAACCACCCCAATACCCAGTATTACCATGACCAGGTGGAGTGCTATTGTTAGTTATTTGCCCCATATGATGATCTGGATACCTGTATAACACGCTTCCACCATCACCCCAATTTAGCTCGCCATTCCAAGCGGAACCATCTTCGTTTAAATTATCTAGTTTAATATCTGTATTTATAACATCATAAATACGTATTTTACCATTACCAGTAGGGCTCCAAGTTCCTTCAGTTTCTGGGTCTTGACCGTCTTCAGCCATAATATCTACAACATACCAAGCTCCAGGCTCTAAAGGTTTAGGGGCTCCAGTATTATCCACTGGAAAAAACCTTAAATTACACCAGTTAGTGCTTGCTGCTTTTACTTTTAATGTCTCTGATATACCAGGCTGTTGGTCGTTAGGGTTACTTCCGGTAGCGATATAGGTGTCTGTATCTATGTTATAAATAAAATCAGCATATGTATAAGTGTTTTGATAATTTGTTGTCCCATTATTAGTTCCTTCTTTCCAATTGTAAGTAACACCGCTTGAAGAAACAGAACCATCTGACTGATTAATAGTAACCCCATTAGCTGTTTGTGAAGTGGGTGGATTAGATGTACCAAATTGAGTTTCATTATTTTGTAATTCAAAAAAGTCTCTAGCAGGAACGCCATTAACCCCAGGTGTTTGACTACTCCAATAAGCAGGGTAGTCAGGTATAATAACCTCTGTCCACGCTGAAACAGCGGTTGCTGGGATAGCTGGTACGTCTTGTTGAACAATCACCGCAGGGGTGCCAACATCTTCTAATCTATATCGTTTTACTATAAATAAATAGTCTAAAACAGCACTACCTATTTGAAAGCTTGGATCAGTATACTTGTTGCCAGCTGAATCTGTAAATATTAAATGTACGGATATTTTAAGGTCTTCAACAACAACACCAGCATTTGTTGTATTGTTTGTAAATTTAAGCGTAAATGCATGTTCGTTTTCCGGAGAAGTGTCTAAAGTTGGAGCGTACGAGTTTGTTTGAAATATAGGGTTAGTTTGATAATTTGAGTTAAAAGTATTACCTTGATAATCATAAGGAAGGTTTTGATTTGTACCTTGAGGATCCATTAATAAACTACTAGCAATAACCGTTGAACCATCAGCAGCTGGAGTTCCTTCGTGTAGTTTTATTTCAAAAGCTTTATAAATACCTGAACCAGGTTTATTTGTATCTGGAGGTGTGTCAGTTAAACTATTTGAAACGCTAGGTCCGTTTGTGGTATCTGAAGCCCCTTGAGCTGTATTTTGATAAGGTGGAATATGAAATCTTAATTTTATTTCTACTTCTTCACCATTAAACACTGTCATAGGTGTAGTTAATCCTCCACTTGGTACGTTTTCAAATAAACCTACACCACTTTGTGCAGTGCTATTTAATATCTCTGTTCCAGCAAAAAAATTATTTCTTGCGGTTGTTGGATCACTATAACCCATTGGTGTTCTAATAAAAGAAGTATCTGGATCTAAACTAACAGGAGACGTGTCGTTTAAGTCTGGGTAACTTTGAAGCGCTATACCTTTATCTATAATTGCCCATTCTGAACTATTAATACCACCACCACTAGGTGAGGTTGTAACACTACCTGAACCTTGACCAAAATACCAAATATTATTATTAACACCAGAAGCTAAATTATAAATCGTACCGTAATCAGTAGAAGGAATAGAATCGTTTATAATTCTATCTTGACTGTGAGGAGGTCCTCCCGTGACATTGTTAAATCCATTAGAACCACCACCATAAGCAGCCATGTAAGTAATATCAGTACTTGCAGTTGTTGTGCCAAACACTTCATTACTAGAATCTACAAGAACTTCTCCTTGAGATCTACCTTGTTGATAATAACCTTGTGGTATAGCTGGATATTCTCTTATTACTGTATAGGCTAGTAAACCTGGATTCATACCTGAACTAACGTACCAATCCGCACTAGCGTTCCAACCTGCTAAACCATCTGGAGTACCATCACTATTAGCATCGTTAAAATTAAAGAAATCAGCGTGTCCTATTTCTGAACCTGTTACATCCTGTAAATACTCTTGATAATCTTCTAATGTAGTACTTAAATATTCACCTGTTTCAATTTTTGAGTTTATTAATAAGTTTGAAGATAAAGGCTCTTTTAACGTAATATTATAAGTTCTTTTATAAGCATCGTAACTACCAACTATAAACCCAGCATGTCTTAAATTATCTCTAAACCAGTCGTGCATACCTTGATCAGATATAGTTGTTAATCCATCTTGTGATAATCTTAACACAGCGCCTCTCTGTTTGTCTGCAAAATAAGCTCTATAAGAAGAGTAAGCAAAAGATTCTGGATTTTTTGATATACCATAATCACCTATAAAAGGTATTGTTTGTCCTAATACGTTTACGTTAGCTGTTAATTGCGGATTACCGTCAGCATTAAATACAGCGTCTTTGTTGGCTAATATTTTTACAACTCTATCCTCACAAAATGTTACTAAATCTGTGTTTCTGCTAAACAACTTTTGTATACTGCCATATGTTGGGTTTATATCTTTTGTTATTTTTTCAGCCATTATAAACTGATTTAACTCATTTAAACTAGAGTTAGAGTTATATAAACCTGAAAATATTAAACCGTATTTTCTATGATCTTCTTCGTAAGGTTCTTCTGTAGTAGTTGACGCTCTGGCTCCATTAGATATCTTCATAGCGTTAAAATCGTCTCTTATTCTATCTGATTCAACACCATCACCAAATGAAAAACAATTATACCAGCTTAATCCAAAGTGTCTATCTATAGTTGAGCTTTCTAAGTTAAACTCTGTAATAAAATCAGTTGTAGAAGATTGTATTGAATTAATTTTAGCTGTAGTATAGCTACCATCAGCCCTATAAAAACGCATAAATTTTTCATCGTAATTATCTATTGGTGTTGAAAAAGCTGAAAACTTATTAAAACCATCGCTTACTCTACCTATAATCTTAACTCTTAATTCATTTGTAGTATCCCATTGTTGTAATATAATATCATCCGTTATGCTTTGATAACCGTTTCTAGCAAGGCTAAAAAAAGTTCCATCTGCTTCTACTATTTCTACTCTACAACCAACAGGGGCAAACAACTCTCTATTTGTCATATTTATTTCAGCGGGGATAGCTTGTGAAGCTTCATAATAAATATCTAAACCAGTATCTTCTTTAGGTTCTGTTTCAAATACAGCCGGAATAGAAACAACTTTACCTAATAAATTACGAGTATCTTGAGTTACCACTTGTACACCTCCAAAAGTTGAAGCGGTTAAACCATTGTTTCCATCTACTGGATTAAAGCTAGGAGATACAGCTGCATCTGCAGGATTTTGATCAAGCTCTAAAATATAAACTAATCTTCTATTGTCTTTAGCACCAAAATCTTTTATTTTTTGTTCTAACGCGCTTCTTTTAGTGGCCTCATCATTGCCTCCTAAAGATTTAGCCCAATCAATAGCGGCCTCTTCTACACTAGTACCTGGCTTCATTTCATTACTAGAGCTCGTATGGTCATATACTGGAGTTCTTTTCCAAAGAGTATGATTATATATTTTCCTAATTCTTACAGAGTTTATAGTGTAAACTGTGTTGTTTGGATCATCTATAAATTTAATTTTAGTACCAGATGTAAGCGAGTCTGCAAAATCAGCGTATTGCTGGTTTTCATTTGTACTAGGAAAGTTTATATTCCACTGGTTGTTGTGTTGATCAGCGTAATTTTGATCATACCCTTGCCCAACTCCAGGGCCTGGAGCAGTTGGAACCGTGTACCACTCACTGTCAGGTCTAGGCACACCATTTGGCACTCCAACATAATTATCAATATTTAATACGTAATGACCTTCACACTCTATAACAACCTCTTTACTAACAGAATTAGTATCTCTATAAGGCGGACCATTTGCTCCATCTTGTAAGGTTTTACTATAATCTTCGTTAGCAACAAAAGCTCCACCACCCCATATTCCTTGCAAATGATTTGCTAAACTATAATAACCAGCAACTTTAGCACCGCTTAAATCTATAGTATCCGGTACGAGATCTTGTCCTGGGCCTAAAAAAGACAAGTGTAAATAAACTTTACCATTAGTACTACCGTATACATTATCAGTATAACCAGTGTTGTGAAGCGCTCCTTGTATTCTCCATTTTCTTGAACCAGCGGTTTGTCCAGCCGCGGTAGGATTTCCAGTGTGAGTATCATCTGTTATTATCAAACCTTCCATTACGTTAGCGTTAGCCTGTGCCGAACTACCAGAAACCTCTAAATAACCTGTAGGGAAGTCATCATCATATCTTTGTAAAGCTAACCAACCATTTTCGTTTGGAGGATATGAAATAGATATGCTATCTCTTTCGTAATAACCTAATCTAACACCAGGTCCTACTTGAGCGGGTGTACCATCAAATAAGATGTCATCTTCTGTTAAAAGTAAATTTGAAGCGTTTGATGAGTCTGGAGCAAATGGTGACCATCTACTTGTTCCATAATTAGCGCTTATATAATAGGGAGAAACACCTGTACCACCAGATTGGGTTTGTAATGTTTGTCCTAAATAAAGATTATAAGTATCTTCAACATTTACACCAGCTCTAATATCGGTCCAAACATTAATTTCTTCTGAATTACCTTGTTCCGTTCCACCAGAAAGTACTCTAGGCCAATAATTAATAGTGCCTTCAGCGGGACCTATCGGAACAACATCTGAGGTAGAGGGGTGATCTGTTCTCCAAGGAACAGGATTTGCATCTGGAATAAAACCACCAGGTGAAACTCTTCTAGGCTGAGGTAGTTGATTAGTCCAAGTTTGTTGACCATAAGAAATAGGTGTGCCTCTTACGACACTACCAGAGTTTCTAGCCAACCCTACATTAGTACCATTTTGCCCACCAACAAAATACATGTTGTCAATGAAAAACTTTGCGTTATTAGTGTCTGCATGTGCCTGTAACGCAGACCAACCAGCTCTAGTTGTTGTTAAAGCGGTCGCTGTACCACCAGTAACTGTAGCCACAGTATGAGTACTTGATGGCGCTGTAGCTAAATCAAAATTATTAATAGCTTGATCATCTGCGTCCATATCACTTCTACTATCAGCAAACCAATGAGCGTTAGCCTGCGCTAAAACGTTAAAAATATCTAAGGTAGACGCACCTGGTTGGTCTTGAAGCGAATTAGAATCATCATCTCTAATTATTTTAGCAAAAAATCTACCAGAAAATTCATCTAAATCTTTTAAATCTTTTCTTTCTATTTGAACAGTAAGGTTTTCATGTAACCTAGGGTGTACTGTATTAGTGTCTGTTGGATGTTTAGCTATACCAGCGTCTATTGCACTAATACTTTCTTCTAGCTTTAACATATAATGAGCATCAGTTCCATTAGGATCTAATCTTATATTTGATATTCTATATCTTTTAGAGTATTCTGTACCATTGTTCCAAGAAATATATCTGTTTGCTGTATCGTTTGCGTTAGTTTTTAAATCAGCAGCTGTAGAAGCACCTTCTTGATGAACTACTCCAGGCATTAAAGAAGCACCAGTTCCACTATTTATATTTTCAAAATTACTTTTATCTACTTGTATGATGTCATTACCTTCAACATCCATTCTTTGAGGATAAAACTGATAAATACCAGGAGGATCATCATCTGGTTCGGTTGCGTCAAATAAGTCAGACTCATTAGGATTATCATCTAGTAAACCTGTATAGCTACCGCTTGCTGAGTTAGTATGTATACCTAAAGTTTTATATTGAAACTTTATAGCATTCGGGGCTTCGTTTTGTATATCTAATATTTTAAATCTGTTTTCTTCAGCAAACTGCGTGTTCGCACCATCTAATTTTTTCTTTAAAATTAAATAATCGTCTTCATTTATTTTATTTCTATCTGAAGAAGGAAAAGAAATCCATACGTGATCAAACTTGTCTTCACCCTCAACATATTCAATAGGCGTATAAACCTTGTCCATTACTAAATTATAATATTCTCCAGATGTTTGTTTTACATAAAACTTATAATAATCAACCCAAGAAGGTATGTTAGAAGATATATAAGCCATTAATTGATATGATTGACTAGCAGATAAATTACCACCAGATTCCCAAGGAACTTTAATAGCAGAATTAGTAGATGAAAACACAGGTGTTTCTCTTCCAAATTCATCACCAAAAACAACGCCAAGTTGGTAGTTTCTTTGTGACTTTATCGATCTTAAACCTTGATCTGCAAAATTATAAATACCTTGATTTGTTCCAGGTGTAAAATTTAATCTTTGTATATAATCTAAATAAACTTCTGGCTCTTCACTTATACTATAGTTTTGTACATAATTACCGTAAACAAGTCTACTACCTGTTATTTCTTGTGACAAAGCACTTCTAGGTACGTTGTCATAAACTCTTAATAACTGGTTTTCTGGAACAGCTGCATATATATTTTCGTACTGTATACTATAATAACCTCTGTAACTAGAGTTTTGTTGAAAACTATTGCCTTGACTATATCCTTCAGCATTCCAATCTGTAGAGTCTCTTTTTACACTAGCAACAGAGTAGACAACTGTTGAGTTTTCTTGTTTGTAAAGTATATCAACTTGTACAACGTCTTTAGGGGTGTCTGGCCCAATAAAATCATACAGTTCTATAGCATCTACTTTATTAAGCATAGCTAGATTATAAGGATCTTTTGGCAAAAAATAATTTGTATTATCTTTACCATCAGGATATAAAGGATTAAAAATTACATCTGTAAATGGACCGAAAGCAGAATACTCTCCGTCTTCGTACTTGTATCTATACGAAAATCTTGATAATGTTTTTTCAAACAAACTAGGTTTACCACCGCTTGAGGTTGTTTGAGGGCTTGTTATTAAATTAACATTAAGTTTAGAAGTAGGTTTCTTTTTTATTACCGTTATATGTTCTTTTTTTATATCAATATCAATAAGATTACCTGAACCGTCATCTTCTTGAACTATAACATCTTTAATAACTAATTTTGTATGCGTAACGGCATTTATAGTACCTAACCTACTTCTTGTTATATTTATTTTTTTTGGTTCTGTAACTCCATCTGTCCAAAATAAAAAATCATCAACTATATTTATACCAGTAATAATTCTACTACCAAACTCTAATACAGCATCATTAGTTTTAGCTTTTGTGTCGATAAAAATTGGTACAGGTAAAGTACCTTGTGAGTACTCATATATAGCATCTTTAGTGTCTGTTGTTATAAACCAATATAATTTATTTGTTTTTTCATTTGATATTGATCCAACACAATCGCCATCTAAACCACCTAAAACCTCATTACCTAAAACGTTTTGTACGGTACCAACATCTGATCCTTCTGATGTTGATACTTGCACATTCATCGCATCTCTATATTGTCCGTTTGGTAATAATCTTTCGTCAAGGTCTTTATTCATTTTACCTTGAACAAAAGTGTTCTTAATCTCTGGCATATATTAGTGTTTTATCAACTTAGATTTACCTCTAAGTATTTGAGTTAATTCTTCTAATTTATAATTTGATAATCTTAGTTTAGCTTGTCTAATAGCTGCTATTTTTTCTTTTTTAAGTCTAGGTACTAATTGTTGAGTATAAGCATAGCTAGAAGCAACGCTATGTAGTATATATCTATACATCGCTTCTTCAGCTAATTTATGTACTTGCATTTCTGCGTCTGTACCAAGACTGTCACTTATATAATCTAATATCACAGTTTTTCCAGAAATATTAGATGAGAAATGTATTTTTCCTCTTAATTGATCAATATAAAAAGATCCATTTATTTGCGCATGTTCAGGTTCTAATCCATATCTTTCTCCTTCATAAGGCCAATAAGTATCATCTTCGTAGTCATTATTATTGTTCTCCGATGGAGTGTTTGATTTGTAACTACTCCACGCTGTTGATGTGTTAGTAGAGTTTGTAGATAATGGTAATGATCCCGTTGGACTTGTTATAAATATATTATCTACAGTATTAGTTGTAAAAAGTGTAGCAAAAATAGGATTAGTATGAAAGTTTGGAGCTGGAGATGCTGTAGTAAAGTCACTCACACTACTTATTACTAAATAAACAGTGTTATGAGCTGAAACGTCTATAGAGTCATCATCTATGAGATGTTTAATTACGCTTGTCTCACCAGGGGTCCACTTTAAACCAGCTGGATCACCGGCATATGTGGTTAAAAAAGTATTTGAGCTACCGTCTGGATCAAACCATCCTTCATTAGGTGTGTAATCTTGACTATTAGAATAAGGGATAGTCTCAGGTGATGGCGCGGTATGACTTATTCCAACTGTAACGGTACCACCTAGTATATTAGTAGAAGCTCCTTCTGCTGTTCCCGTAGCTTGCAGTGTTATTGAAGCCATTTGACTCACGTCTATCGCTTGCCAAACACAATAATGAAAACTTCTATTATGACCATGACTTTGCCACACGTACTGTTTAAATGTTAAAGCGTTGTCTGCTCCAGTTATTGATATTTCATCTGCATAATAAGTAAGTCCACCACTTTGATCTGTTCCGTTAGTGTAAATATAGTGTTTAGTACTTGGCCCCATGTTAGCAAGGCTTTCAGGCGTGTGACTTTGCCAAGGATGTATTAAAGGATCTTCAAAATCTAAATTAACACCTACACTTGCGTTTGTAGGAAAAGTATAAGTTCCATCTGCGTTTTGATTTACGTCAAAAGGATTAGATGTGTGTCTTGTTGGATATATAGGATGTTTAATACCAGAACCATCAACCCAACTTAATTTAGTATAATTAACATAATCATGTGGTAACAACATTTGTAAAGTAGCAGGTACTTCTATTTCCTGTGCTTTTACTGATTTAAATGTATCAAAACTTAATTCCGCTAAAGCTCGTTGAGCGTGAAAAGCAACATCGATCCTATTACATTTACGTATAATTTTGTCTTCGCCAACATAAACAAACATAAACTGATTTATTATATCTTCTAAAGAACAAAATTGATAGTTACCTAAATTATTACCTTGGTAATATAACTGTTGTGACGTGTTATCTAAATATCCCATTTAATTATGATTTTTCTTGTTGAATGTTTTTAGCTTCTTCCTGTGCAGCAACTTGTACTAAATTATAATCTTTTATAGTAACACCAGATAGTTGTAGTATTTTAATTATAAGATCTGTTTGTTCTGAAGGATGTAGTTCGAAATCTTGATGATCTGTTGCGGCGCTATTATATAGAGGTTTTTCACCTATTACAATATAGGTCCAATTAGGTTTTTTAGGTCTACGTATCCAACGAGCTTGATATGTGCCATTAGATAAAGGTGCCATATAGACTTTTGCGTCTTTTATCCAGTATACTGGTCTATTTTCAGTAGCTTTTATTAAGGGTGAGTTTTGTGTTCTATGGTAATCTTCATAAGTTATCTCTTCAGCAACTTTAGTATCTGTAGGAGACATAAAAAGTGTAACTTGAGATAATTTATATATATCATTACCTATAGCGTTTAATTGAACACCACTACTAGATAATGTTGTAGGACCTTGTTTAAATATTGATATTTTTTCTTCTAAAATATCTATTGGATTACCGTACACTGTATTATTACCAGGTACTCTTTTAAATTGATTTAAATCATAAAAGTACTGGCTAAAAATGCTCATTTGAGCGTGTTCAGCGTGTAAGTTAAATTCTTGTGGAGTTATATAACCCCTTTGTTCTTTATTAGCTAAAGCTAACACTGTTTGATATACTGTATCTACACTTACTGCCATAATTTTTTTTAATTTATAATAAAGTAACCACCCCGAAGAGTGGTTACTCTACTAAGGTTGTTACGAATTTAATCGTTTTTCTATATTTGCATATATTTCCATACCTTCATCAGTTTTAAACCAAGCGGCTAAAGCTGAATAAGGGTGTTCATCGAAAGGAACGTTCATTAGTTTTCTATCGTTAGAACCCCAACTAAATGTTCTTTGATCAGAAGATAGTTTTAATATCCCCATTTCAGTTGCTCTAATACCAAAGTTTCTAAGTTGAATATCATCGTCGCTAGCTAATTCTAGAAGTAACTTAGGGTTTTTCTTAGCAAATATTAATAAATCACGTTTAAGTTCTTTAGAACTCATCTCTGATACCTTAGAACCGATCTCAGCTCTCATAACGGCCTCTGCAACGTCAATATCCATATTTCTAGCCGCAATTAAAGCATCTACTTCTAAATTGATATCTAATAACTCATTTTTAGCTATAGCTTCAGGTTTATGCTCGTAATATAAATTACTTCTATGAGGATGATATAAGCTAAGTAGTTTCTGAAGAACTGTTTTGTTTTTTGGAACATACAATGCTCCTGATCTAAATACAATATGCTCTAAACGTTGATCACCAATCATTTCATCAACAAAACAAGTTCTTTGATTAGAAGTATATTTCAGCTCTCTTTCATAACCTTTTTCTTCATCAAAATAAAATATTCCTGTCGCTTTTAGCGAATAAGATAAGGGTTTTCTTCTACTATTTAAGTAATAAACTCTATCTTTAATCTCCCAATTATCCTCTGGATTTGTTGATTTTACTTCAACTTTTTTTGGTTTTGGTTGCTCAACTACAGTCTCTACAACCTTTTTTTTAACTTGAGGTGTTTCTACCTCAACTTTTGTTTGTTTTTTGTTTTCCATAATATAATATATAATAAAATTAATAAAAATAAAAGGGAGTGGAGACTAAGCTCCACCCTCTTTTAAAATGTAAATGCTTACTTCAATAAAAAGAAGTTGTTAGCACCTTGAACTACTAAACATCTTTCAGATAAGTAGTTTACTTCCATTGCATCTAAATCAGACGTAGTTGCTCCGACAGATCCAGTAATCCAAGTTTTGAATCGTCTGTTATCTGTTTGTGAAGCTCTATAACGAACATGTAAGAAAGGACGTTTCATGTTCTTTCCTAATGTTTGGTCATATACTGAAGATACACCTGCTGGAATTAAAGTACCTCTAATACCGTAAACAGTGTCTTTAGCGTTGATACCGCCTCTACCATCTAGTTGATTTAAGTATTTCCAATCAGATTTGTAGAAGTCATAAGAACCTCTTCTAAAACCAGAAAAACCTAAGTTTAATGCCATATCTTCAGAGTTGTCGAATACCCCATAAGAAGTACCGCCAGCTCCATAAGAGTTCATTGAAGCTAGCATGTCATCCATCGCAAGAGCAGTTGCTCTATTAACAAACATCATGTTTTCTTCAATTGCTCCTTGAGAATCTAATTCAGCTAACATAGCGTCAAACTCTGCTAAATCAGTAGCAGCATTGACACCAGTAATACCAGTAGCTATGTTACCTCTAGATTCGATAGCAGCAAATAAACCTTCTGTACCAAAAGTAGTATGCGAAGCACCAAGAGGACCAGCTGCTAAAGGAGCTTGCGATTGAGCATTATCACCTTTTATAGATTCTATCATTGCCATCTCGCAGTAATCAGCAAATCTCATTCTAGTATCACCTTCCGCTTTTAAATACCACATATAACCATTTTGTCCGTCTTCACCAGAAACTTCAACCCAACCGATAGCAGACGCGTCAGATCCTGAAACGTGATACATATCTTTTAAAATGATTGGTTTGTTAGTATAAGATTTAAAACCTGGTTCGTTAGCTGTAGTTTGCCCGTTAGTACCTTTTGAAAACTCAGAACCTATAACTAAAATAGTAATAGTATCAGAGTTAGAAACATCAGCACCTTCAAAAGCGTGAGCTAACTCATCATCATTATCAGTAGCATCATAAGGAAATACATCGATTTGATCATTAGTAACATCACCAACGATCACTCTTGCACATCCACTAGTAGCGTGAGCTAATAATAAGATGTCATTTACTCTAATACCGTGATCAACTGAAGAAGTATCTACCGCTACATCATCAATTGTATTATCAATCTCGATTGCACCACCGGCAGGAGTACCTGAAACGTTAGCTGTTGCCGCACCGTTTACGATATGTCCTTTGTATGCTAAGTGTAATCTACCTTGTTCAGACCAAACAACCTGATCGGATGTCATAGCCTCTTCTGCACCAACTTGAGATAAAAAACCTGAGACAGTTCTGTTTCCAAAAACCTCAGCTTCTTTTTCCATTAAGTCTGGCAGGTATTGTTGCGCCCAACCGTCCGAAGAACCTGCTGTAGCGAAATCAATATAATTTGAACTTAACGTTGCCTTAACTGCTGCTGGCTGTAAGTTCGTTGCACCTGTAATTGCCATAATTTTTTAATTTTAAATTGTTATTTTCTATTTTTAATTTTAAACTTAAAATCAGAAGAATCATCACCTAACACCTTAAACTTCATACCACCAGCCTCAATTGTTTTTTGAGATTGTCGTGGGTCCATGTTTATGTTTTTAGATTTAGCTATGCTTTCTTTTAAAGCATCTGCTTTACCTTGCTCATAAAAATGTTGAGCTATAGTATCAGCATTCATAGCTGTGTAGAGTGATTTATGATAACCTTTAGCGTCTTCCATCATACCGTCTTTGTTTAGAAACTTTCTAACAAAATTATTAATATCACTTTGCGCTTCTTTTACACCCTTAGTATCTTTAACATTAAATCTAAATTTCTTTTCTCCTACATTGTATTCGAATCCTTTAAACTTATCGTTAAATAAACTCTCTGTCTTTTTATTAAAAACAGAAACTTCGCTTTGAATCTTTTTATTATTCTCCTCTGATTCCTTGTTGTATCTATTAAAGAAATCAATAGCTTTTTGTTGTTCGGAAGTCAACTTGCTTCCAGCTTTAATCTCTTCATAGTATTTAGACTTTTGCCCGTCTAAATAGGCCCTAGCGCTGGCAACTTGCTCTTTTAACGCTAGTTTTTTTCTTTTAATATCTCTTTCTTCATCGACTTCTTCGTCATAAGAAAAAGAATCTTCCATAAGGAAGTTTATTTCATCTGTAGTTAAATGAGGTTTAGTTTGTTTATAATATTCATATAAAACACTATTATCGTCTAACTTACTAATATCTTGATTTAATCTTACGTAGTCTTGTAAATCACCACCAGTTTCCTCCATAAAATCCATGAGTTTTTGGATATTTTCTGGAAGTGGTTTTCCAGTTGCTTTAGTTTCAGCTATAGCTTCTTCAGCTTGCTCTGCTAGCTCCTCAACCTCTTTTGATTCTTCTTCTGTTATTTCTTCTACAATTGGAGTTTCCTGTGTTTCTGTTTCCGATTGTACTTCTTCTTGTTTTTGTAAGGTGTCGGCGTCTTCAACGAGTTCAACCACTCTTGCGTCGTCAGCACTGTCTTCAACAGTCTCTTCTTTGGTTTCATTTTCTTCTGGTTTTTTACTTAAGTCTACTTTAGTGACACTATCGTCATCTTTACTTTCAAATTTACTTAGATCAACCTTTGGAGTTTCCTCTTTTGGTTGTTCTTGGTTTGTAGTTTCTTCAACTACTTTTTCGTCTTTTTCCATAATATAATATAATAATAATTAATAAATTTTTTATTTAGGCTCAAAAGCCTCTAAATCAAAACCTCCACCTATAATATCATTACCTGCTGATTCAAAATTTTTAGGTGGTTTACCTGTTTTTCTTTGATCAATAAGTTCTGATTGTTGTGAGGCTTGAATTTTTGTTCTCTCATCTTTTCTATCTTCCTTATCTTTTTCTCTTTGTTTAATACCATCCACTTCTAATCCCTTTAACTGCATATTGTATTGAAACTCTAGTTCCATTAATTGTTTTTTAGCTTCAACTTCTTGTATCATTTTTTGAGAATCAAGATCCGCTTGTACTTGCGCTAGTTGAGCTTTTGATTGTGTTAGTGCTTGATTTTTTTGTATTTCAACTTGAGAAGCTTGTTGAGCAGCTTGTGCGTTAGCTTGAGATTGAGCTTGTATATTCTCCATTTGTAATCTTCTATCTGCGTCTTGTTTTTTCTTTCTTCTTATTTTTAAAAGTTGATTTGCTAGTTTTATATTTTTAATTTCTCTAATATCTATAGCGTCTTCTAACTCTATGTTCTTTTGTTGTAATGCCATTTGAATATTATTTTCAAGCATGGCTCTTTCTTCTTCATCTGGTTGTAATTCTATAAATATACCAAAATCGTAAAGATGTAATTCTTTCATCTCTTCTAATGTTGCTACATTATGGCTACCTATAGCTTGAATAAAAGCATTTTTAGTAGGGGAATATTCTAAAACATCCGATATCCTAAGTGATAAACATTCAGCTGTTTCAGCTGTTAAATACAATCCAGCCTGTAACACATGTCTAGTAGCTGTATTTGAGTTTGCTGCTGCTAGTTTCTGAACACCTACTAAAGCATCTTTATCTGGTGTACTACCATCTCTAGCTTCGTTTAACCCGGTTACATCTCGTATCATTTGCATATAATAATTATATGTACCGATTAAAGACTGTAATTTATTACCACCACTACTACTTTGTATTTCTTGAATAGGTACTTTACCAGGATTCATATCACCCTCAGAAGTAAAAGACCTACCAATAACAGAACCTGTTTGGAAGAACATGTTTAATGCTTCTTGCGGGTTATAATTTGTTCCATTACCTAAATCTATCTCAGCAAGTCCGTCAGCGTCTAAGTATACACCATCTGGTACCATACGCGCCATTACTTGTTGTAACTTTAAATGGGTTAATTGTATCATATCGGCAAATCCAGTTATTCTTCTAACTAAAGATTCTATTTTACCATTATACATTCTAGGTGCTACAATAGCGTAATTCATTTTAACTTTAGTAAAATCACTTTTAGGACGCATCATGTTTTTAGACATTTCCCATTTAAGTAACTTATCAGTGCCAAGTATTAAAGCCCCATCATACAATACTTCTATGTTTCGTTGTAATCTTGAATAACCACCTTCCATATTTTTAGGTGGGTTGAAAGTGTCATCTTTAGGTATAACTTTATCCGCGCCGGTTGCTGTTTGTTTTACTTTATAAACCTCATTCATATAAGTTTTATAATTAAAATATAAAACTTGAACTTTGTTATTATCTTGTTTGTCCGTAGAATATCTACTGTGATTATTATTTTTATGATGAGATTTATTTTTTACTATGTCTTCTAAGTCACTTTTAGATAAACTAGGAAACTCTTTAGCCAATTCATTTATTGGTATAGATTTAACTTCACCAACATAATATATATCGTCAAAATAAGGGGAATCAGTATAAGAATAAACTAAGTTAGCTGGGTCAACATATTTTATAGTTACACCCTCTGAAGTTGTAAAACCCGTTTTTACACAACCTATACCTAAAACAGCTAAATCATAGTAAAATCTTTTTTGAATTAAATCATATTTATTTCCTTTCATTAACACATTTAAAGCTTGTTCTTCAGCCAACTCTACAGCTTGCTTATAGTTTAGTTGCATGTGAACACCTAATTCATCTGTATTTGCAGGTAGTTCCTCTATATCGCTTTCTCTAGTATTTGTCTCAAACTCTTCACTCATCATCATATCAAACTCTCTAGTTTCCATGTCGTTTAATATAGCTTGCATGTACTTTGTTCTTTTGTCAACACCATTTGGTGATTGAGAAAAGGCTTTTATATCATATGTTCTTTGAGCCATACCGTTTACAACAATATCTACAAATTTAGGTATAATTGGAACTGGCGTCCAGTCTAAATTTAAATAGGACAAATCGCCATTAATAGACAACTCATCCTTATATTTTTTTACAGATTGTTCACCTCTAGCGTACAATCTTAGATTGTGAAAATTGTTATAATTATTTTTATACCTATTGTTATTTCTATCGTTATTAAACCACTCGGTTTCTATAGCTCTTGCTACTTTTAAACCGTAATCGTTACTTGATTTTTCAGCATCGCTTACAGCTTGACTTGGGAAATAACTTTTAATGCCAGACTCTGCCATATTTATTATTTAATTATTTGTGATATATTTCCAGTGTTTTTATACTTTGAAATATTTATGTTTAATTTAGGTTTTTCTACTTTAGCGTTAGG